TTACCATTCTTTTAGCTCTTCCAAAACGTCTGCTACCTTTTCAATGGTGACAACCTCATGGGGCTTTACTGGTTCATTAGGGAGAACATAATCAAATACTATCCCATTTTTTCTAACAATCTGAACAGTATCTCCCTTTATAAAACCACGTTCGATTGCCTCTTTAAATTCATCATAATATAACATAACGATACCTCCTTACTTATCTATTCGTAAAAGAAACAGAAAAAGTACTACTTTTTACTACATTCAGCGCCTTATATTAATCATTTCAATAACCGCTTATGCTATAATAGTAGTGTACTTAGATAGATATATTGTGATTTTCTTCCGTGGTTTATTCCACGGCTTTTTATTTGCATAAAAAAAGGTATCCATGTTCTTATTGTAGCACTGTAAGCGATTGTGGTATAATATGAATAAGTTTTTTATGTGTGTTGTCCTGCTTGCCCGAGCAGGCTTTTTTATTTAAATGATATAATAAAATCATAACGAATTCATACCACAAAAAATTGCGTGAGTGCTTACAGGTTTGCTCTGTAGGCTTTTTTTAATGCAAAAAAAGACGGCTACCAACAGATAACCGCCTATGGGCGTTTGATTACTTTAATAATTTGAAAATGGAGAAACGCCCACGTCTCAAGTATACCAAAAAGCAATATCAGTAGCAATCTAAAAGCGGAACACATAGAAAGTTAACTGGTAAATAAAATATAATCAAAATAAGGCTTTTCAAGGTTGCATGACACCCCTTAAAAATCTCAAAAATTGGTGCTCGGTACAAGCGAACACCTTGTGGTGGCTCTCCTTAGCACGAGATAGGGGCGGGGGTCATTTAAACACTTGGATAATATAATTATATTCCCGAGTATTAAAACGCCATAAACGGGCTTTTAAGAGGGTTCTCGGACGTGCTGAATATTTTAAAAAGGGAAAATCACGCACAAAAGATGGTGGCGTTGTTATGTCCGAACAACAATATACCCGATAAAATTTTAAGGGGTATTTTTTGAACGATTATACACCCGTTGTAAGCCTCTCTACGGCTGTTTCTCGGACTTCCCTCGGTGTTCGGTGTGATTGCCGATACACGCTCACTCTGTCGCTCTCTGCTTGCTCTATGATGATTGATGACTGTATCCAAACAAAAAGCCTTGCTGATGAACAGTAAAGCTCTGTGTTTGTTGTCAGTGTTAACTTGCTTACCAACATTATAACATAAACAAAAGGACAACACCATCAAGCATTGTCCTTTGATTTCCTCCAATAAATACATTTACACATTCTCCGCTTAGTATTAAACCAAACCAGCTAACACTATATCAGCCTTAAATCTCTCAAGGTTATCACTTGATAACACTGTTTCAAAGTCACTGACTAATTGACTAACTTTGTTCATATCTGAATGCTCTAGCTCTTTGGTAACCATGTTGTTAAAGTGCTCTTCCAAACTATCAGCGAAAAACTTTAGTCTATCATTAGTCGCAAACTTATTATCATAATGTAATGCTGTACGTGCTATCATTTCCCACATTTTAAAACGTGCATTCGTATCTCTGTGTAACATATATAGGTTGACTGTGCTATCCTCATTCATTACCTTACTAGCAATCTCTAGGATAACCATATGGTCTGCCTTGTTTAAGTCATCCCATTCCATACCCATAAAATTGTAACAACTTGCCTCAAAGCGTGTCAATTCTTTCTCACAAAAACTAATAAATTCTTTTTCGTTCATATTATTCTACCCCCTCATATGTAACCATGATATTGTCACCATAAGCCTGTACATTGCTTACTTTCTTATCAGCCATGTACTCGTTTACTCTGTTTTCTAATTCCTCATTAGTTTCTAGTCTAGTCCTTGCTATGCCATTGCTGTAATAACCATCGGATATTGCCTCATGTTTAAATAATTTAATTTTCATCTGTTTTTGTCCTCTCTACTTTATCTGTTTCCTAGTATTTTTGGTACACCCTAGTACAGTGCAAAAGCTACTGTACTAAAGAATAAACGTTGATATATCAAGGGGTTTGTACAGCTAGTACGGCTATGACACCTTTTTTTAAAAAGTTTTTCCAGCATACTTTTTTTATTTATTTTTTTTTATGTATTAATATTATTTTTTAGTGTACTAACTGTACTAAGTGTACAAAAGCACTGATATTAAAGGCTTTATATTTTTGTATACTGTACTAAACCCGTACTAAACCCGTACTAGAAATTAAACTCTTTCATATCCCCGTTCTGTTTTGCTTTTATTTCGGTTCTCTTCGTGCTCTCTGCCGTTGTAATAAGTATCAAAATGCCAAGGGTTAAAAACTAACTTAGGGTTAAAGTTTTTGTGAAATCTCTTTCCTTTTGGGATAGTTACTTTTTTAGGTCTAAAGGACTTAGGTAACAATGATTTTATCTCTGTATGTAAAGAAACTTCGTTTAGAAAGTATTTACTGTTTTGGTGTTGCTTACAATACGCCTTAAAGCATTCAAAAACATATCCGTTAGGTACATACTTGCATTGAATAACGTCATCATTGAAAAATCTGTCTACAAAGTCCGCTACTGGGTTCATTTCTTTGTATTCTTCGTTAAGAAAATCGATTGACCTTTGAGGTTCAATGTCTTTGAACGGTGTTTCAATAGCAAGTTTGACAAGGTATTCTAACACTTCGGGGCGATTAATATAGTCATTCTTAATTCTCTTATCTGGTTTCCCTTTGAGTTCGCTAAATGACAACACCCTAAAACGTCTGTTAATGGCGTTTTTATCTGCGTTCATTCTTGGAAAACCATTAGATGACTGAACAACAGTCATTTTTAAGCGCGTGGTGTATGGTCTCTTTCCCTTATCCTCTATCCTAATCGGGTCACCCGTTGCAAGACTGAACACAATAGAAGTATCTTTGATAACCACGTCTTTTTGAACGTCATCACCAATGACTACAGACTTACCAATAAGAATAGAAGTATCAAAACGCCCATTCTTTTCATCAATTTTAAAACTGGCTACGTTTTCAGCCCCCACTAAATTCTCTAGCAAAGCTTGGAACGTTCCTTTACCCGTGCCACCTACGCCATGCAACCAAAAAATATTATCTAAGGTCTTACCCGTAACAGTGGCTCTGATAATTTGAATGGCTAGCTCATAACTTTCTTTATCATGGTTGAAAAGTCCTCCAAGCCACTCTGTCGGTTTCCAGCCGTTGATAGTTGGTTCTGTTGCGTTGGGGTTGTATTCTGCTTTAACTTTTCGGGTTGCGATAACATTAGGGTTAAATGGGTTAAATTCGCCCGTTTGATTGTTGTAAAGTTCGCTACCGATAACAACAAAGTTGTTTTGCTTATTTTTCAAAGGAACGCTGTGAGATATTTTATAAAGCGTATCAATAGCTTGCCTTTCTGTAATGTTCGGATAAATGGTTGCCATTAAATCTTGCAATAACTCGTTATCCTCTGAATAGATACCACTGTCGGGGTCGTAAAAATATAACGGCGCTTTTTGCCCCTTGCCCTCGGGTCTAATCCGTACAAAGCGGATATATTTTCTCAAAAAGATTGAACATTGTAAGGGCGTTTTGGGGCTTACTTTGTTTTTAACTTTTTCTGCGTGCTCCACTGCTTTACCCTCTACTAATTGGCGCTCTAGGTCTGCGTTAAGGTCATCATCTTTTATCTTAGATAGTTTACTTAAAGCCTTGGGGCTTTTCATGTAAGCTGTGTAAGCCTCTTTATAGGCGTTTTCTTTTTGTTTTTCTATAATGTCCCTAAACTGACCTCTGATATTTTTAAACGTTAGTAGGTAGCCCTCACTATCAAAAGGTGATTGCTCTTCTTTAATTTCTTCTTCCAATTTTGCAATATCTAATGCCAATAATCTACCTCCTTAAATTCTTGTTGAATATTCCTTTCTAGCGATACTTTCAAAAGTAGCGTCTAATTCTTTCTCTGGTAACGGCTCGGGCGTGTTGTTATTTGCCATTACAGTTAACTGATAAGCCGTGGCAATATCAAAGTTAACGTATCTATTGAATAACAAACCAACAAAGCTAGCGCACGCATTGTTACGCCCGCCCTCTTCACCAAAACCATTGAATAGTGTTTCAATAATTCTTACAGTCGGGCTTTTTCGCTCGCTAGGTGAACGGATACTATAACCGTTTGTGCTTGCTTTTTTGATTGTGCTAGCCTCATATTTTGGTACGGGATAATCTTTCCCACGGTGTACAGTCTTAACATAGTCATCACTTTTCCCAACTGTCACGGGCAGCCCTTGCAACTGCGACCATGTAAGGGACGCTGTATCATACATTAAGCCGATTTTTTCAGCTATTTCAGTAACCACTGACTTATAAGTCTCTTTATTCATTGGTTCGCTAGGTTTAACCACTAGCCTAAAGCGTGGCTTTTCCTCGGTGTGTTTAATCGTTGGGTAAATGATATAAGAATAGTCGCCAATTGCTTTTTCAACAGTTGCCTTAAAATCCTCACTTGTTATGGTGATATTGTCATAATCCAAGAAAATCAAGTCCCTATAAATTAGATTGCTATCATTACGTCTGTACGCGTCATCTTTATCTTTTTTAACCTTACCCGATATACAGTAAGGCGCGTGGTTTTTCTTAAATTCCTCTAGATCCATTCCTTTGGGTACTTCCAAGGCGGGAAACTTAGCAACGTATTCAAACGGTTCAGCGCTTAATTTTTCGCTTGGTTTATCATCGTATAAATAAAGTAGTCTGTTAGTGACTCCCATTGACTCATATATGCTCATTCCTCCACCCCCAAGAATGCTAGTAAGTCACTGACTTTATAATAAACGGTCTTAGTATCAGCAATAGGTGGCGTGTAACGTTTCAATCCTCTAGCCTCCCACCGTCTAATAGTCGGGTAGGTGATTTCCAAGCGTTCGATTGCCTCACGCTGTGAGATTATTCCTAACGGGTTCTCTAATCCCTCATATCGTTCTAGATAAGTGCCAACCTTGCTTAAAATACCACTAACTAATGCTTGTTCCGTTTCGTTGCTTAGTAAATTAATTTCCATACGGTCATACCTCCATTTTTTGAATTTGTCTGATAACCCAATTAAAACGGTCACGCGCATTTAATCGCTTAAACTCTTCTAATTCCTCGGGCGTTGCTTGCTGCTTTACACATTCAGCAATATTGTATAATTCTTTATCTGTCATTCCTTATGCCTCCTTAGTTGTAATAACGTCCCTGTGATTGAATGTAAGCCCCGTAGCGCTCTTCGACGTGGTCTGCGCGTGTTTCTTTGATTTCTTGTTTATTGTCCTCTGTAGGCTTGATTTTAGCCAATTCAATGCCAATTAGTATAAGTAAAACCATAATGACTAACTGCGCCCAAATTGGTAAATTAATTTCTTGGTAAAGCATTCTTACCCCTTTCTAGCTCTTTCCTGCTTAATACCCGCGATTTTTCCCTATGATTGCCTTTCTAAAAACGCCTTAAACCTTGATATAACGCTGTTTCTATGCTATAATATAAGCATAGAAGATAATCTTAAAACCCTCATAGCTTGCCCGCTGTAGTGTTTTGTTTTATCTAAATTTTTTAAGTTTCACTTTGGTTTGAGCTGTCACTCAAGCCTTTTTTTGTCGTTTTTTCTACAAATCTTCGATAAGCCAATTCATAACACTTTCATAGATACGCTTAGGGGCGTCATAGTTGCCAGCTTCGATTTTTACAAGGGTTCTTCGTGCAATATTTAATTCTTCAGCCACCGCGCTTTTTGTCAAGCCATTATCAACTCGTTTATGTCGCACTAAGCTAGATACTTTTTCAGAAATAAGCATTTTTATACCTCCTTTTTGTTTCTCTTTCAATTTGAAAGTAAATTTATTATATTCTTTCATTTTGAAAAAGTCAAACACTTTTTTCTTTCATTTTGAAAATATTTTTTGATTTTATACTCAAACATGTTATAATCAAAAGTATAAAAATAGGAGTACTCTTGTATGGAAAACAGGCTAAAAGAATTGCGAAAAGCCAAAGGGCTGACACTAGATGAACTAAGTAAAGGTTTAAAAGAAAAATTTGAAGTATCGCTTTCTACAGGGCAATTATCTTCTTACGAAAATGGTAGACGCTCTCCGAGAGCAGAAAACACTTGGAAAACAATCGCTGATTATTTCAATGTTTCTATTTCCTATTTACTGGGCTATTCTGATATAAAAGAACCATATTATGGTGATGAAATACTATTTGATGATGGTCAAGGCGGTTACACTTCTTTGAGTGGCGAACGTGAAAATGAATTAAGCGAACTATACTTTGAACGTTTAGAAGAGGAGTTCGTAAAATTCCTTAAGCGTTACGACTTTGTTATCAGTGATAATGAAATAAAAGCGGTTCTAAATCATATTTCAAACCTTAATATTAATACTTATAAAAGTGATGAATACAACCGACTGGTTGACCTTGTAATGGAGGAAAAAATTGACTTAAAAAAAATCGGGTATTCAAAACTTGGCGATAATTTCCACTATTGGAAAGCTTTTGATGATTTTAAAAAATCACTCGGTTATGACACTAACCATATTTTATAGAAAACAAACACGCGCCACCCGATAACGATTAGGGCGGATAACATTCATTTACTACCATACTATTTTGAATGGTGCTAAAACAAATTCCAAATTATTAAACGTTTCATAATTCATTTACTGCCATGTTGTCTTGAATGTTTCTAAAACCTCAAACTCTAAACCCTTATAGCCTGCCCGCTGTAGTTAAGAGAAGAGGTTACAATGGCAAATATTAAGAAAATCACAAATAAAAACGGTACAATCGTGTATCGTGAACAAATTTATCTAGGTACTGATTGCATGACTGGTAAGCAAGTCTACACAACTATTTCAGCACCTACCAAAAAAGAACTCAAAAATAAACGTGAGTTCAAAATAAACGAATTTAAAGAAAATGGATATACACGCTATAAAAGTGTTACTGTTAAGAATTACCGTGAACTAAGTGAACTGTGGCTAGAAAATTATAAATTAGAAGTACGACCACAGAGTTATAGAAATACTGTTAATCGGTTAAATAAGTATCTGTTACCCGCTTTTGGTGATATGAAAGTAGAAAGAATTACACTTCCAATGGTTCAAACCTTTGTAAATAGACTAGTAAATAGCGGACTAGTTTCTCATAAGGTAGTCATCTCTATCAATAAACGCATTTTAAGGTATGCCGTCAATTTACAATTGATTAGGGTGAACCCAGCGGACAATGTTATCGTGCCAAAAGTAAAGAATGGTAGAAAAGAAAAAATTAAGCACTTCGATAATAGCCAATTGAAACAGTTTAAGGACTATCTGAATGGTTTGTCCGATACTTTTAGAAATTGCTACTATAAAACGTTGTATCTAACATTACTCGCCACTGGTTTGCGTATTGGAGAGGCTGTAGCGCTTGAATGGTCTGATATTGACTTAGATAACGGTTATATTGACGTTACTAAGACTTATGTAGAAAAAGAAAAAACAGTTAACGACCCCAAATCCAAAGCTGGTAAACGCAAGATCCCGATTGATAGGAACACCGTTCTAATGTTACGCCTTTATAAAGCACGTCAACACCAATGTTTTATAAAACATGGTTACGGTGGCAAAATGGCGGAACACGTATTTTCAAACGGTTTTAGTGCTTACCCAACTGTTGTTGGTTTGCAATACGTACTAACTAAACACTTGGAGCAAGCTGGCTTGCCTCGTTTTACGTTCCACGCTTTTCGCCATACGCACGCAAGCTTACTATTGAATGCTGGTATCAGTTATAAAGAATTGCAACACCGTCTCGGTCATTCTACCTTAGCCATGACTATGGATACTTACAGTCACTTATCAAAAGAAAAGGAAAAAGAGGCGGTTAATTTCTTTGAAAAAGCTATGGCAAATTTGTAAAATACATTAAATTACATAACACTAAAATAATAACGCTTACTATAAAGCTTGATTTTATAAGGTTTGTGAATGAATTTTAGAAATTCTCTTATTTTATCTTAAAGAAAGCTAAAACGCCTAATCTGTAGGCGTTTTCTTTATGTTATATCAATCTAATTGTAATATTTTTAATATAAGTCTAAAGCCTGAGTAACATTAAGTCTGTATTATATAGCCTGTACTAATTTTGAAACAAAAAAGGAGCATATAATGCAAACAAATATTTTTAAAACTAATTCTAACTCAATTAAGCTTGGTCTTGCCGGTGTAGCCGCAGCAGTAGCACTAATCGCCCCAACAGTTGCTAACGCTGATTCATACACTGTTCAATCAGGTGATACACTTTCTAAAATTGCCGTAACTTACAACACTACAGTTGAAAAATTGGCTTCAGTAAACCAAATTGCTGACGTTGACGTCATCACTGTAGGTCAAATCTTAGAACTAGATCCAGAAGCTACTGTAGCATCAGTAGAAACTTCTGCAGAAGCTGCTGCACCAGCAGCTAACTCAGCTGAAACTGTAGCCGCAGCACCAGCTGAAACAACAACTACATCATCATACGCATCAAACTTGGGTACTTCAGATGCTCAAGCTAAAGAAATCATTGCTCAACGCGAATCAAGCGGTAGCTACACAGCTCAAAACGGTCAATACTATGGTCGTTACCAATTGACAATGTCATACCTAAATGGTGACTTGTCAGCTGAAAACCAAGAACGTGTTGCAGACTCATACGTTGCAGGACGCTACGGTTCATGGTCAGCAGCTCTTGCATTCTGGAATGCAAATGGTTGGTACTAAGATTTAGAGATAGAATTACCAGTATTAGAATGAAAAAATCGGAGAATGTTCTCCGATTTTTTTGATTTGTTTTCGATAAATTAGCGTTTTTATTGTGAAAATGGAGTGAATTTCAATATCTCTGTAATATTTTTAACATATTTTCAATCTCAGAGTAATAAACAAATTATATGATAGGAAACAGGAGTTTAGAGAGGTATATATTTTATTTATCATGTATAATAAAATCAATAATAAAGCAATTAGAAAAATAATTATCAGCGTCTTAGGTGCTATTTTAATGACAACAGTGGTTGTCGCACTTGCTCCAAAAATTGAGGCATTTGCAGAAACAATCACAACTAGTTCAGAAACAAAAGTTGTTAAATCTACTTCAGAAAGTTCAGAAGTATCATCAGAAAGCTCTAGTTCTATAGAAACTAGCAGCTCAAGCTCAGTAGAAGAGAGCGAAGTAGCTGAATCATCATCTACTGAGGAAGTACAAGAAACTGAAGTTGCATACGTTGAGGAAGCCTCAGTTGAAGCTTCTACTGTAGATACGACAGCTAGCACAGTAACGACTGTAGCATCTTCTACAGACTCATATGTTGCACCAAATGGCAATACAGCAGGAGCAATTGGCTCAGCGGCAGCAGCTCAAATGGCTGCGGCTACAGGTGTTCCTCAATCAACTTGGGAAACTATTATTGCACGTGAGTCTAATGGTGACCCAAATGTTGCTAACGCATCAGGTGCATCAGGTTTATTCCAAACAATGCCTGGTTGGGGTTCCACGGCAACTGTTGAAGACCAAATTGCAACAGCTATTACAGTTTACAACACTCAAGGTTTATCAGCTTGGGGATATTAA